TTATTTTGACGCATTGATTACAAAGGTTGGAACCATTGGAGTTGCCCACCAACCATTATAGCCAGAATTTTCAATATTGACATTGCGGTAACCCAAATCTTCAAGAACGTGCACATATTTACTTGTTTCAAATCCTATATCCATGATTACCAATTTGCCGTTCTGCTTTTGAACCCTTGCTAATTCTGCAAGTGCTTCTTTACGTTTTTCAAATGGCTTAATATTATGCAGTACCAGACTAGATATAATCAGATCAAATTCGTTATTGCTAAATGGCATGTCTAAAATATTAGCAGTTTTTAATTTCACCTTACCGGCCAAGCCACTACTGTCCATTATCTTTTGAGTAGCTTCGATTGAATTATTTCCTTGATCTTTATTACTCCAAATATCAATTCCTACTATTTCGCTTATGCTTGCTGTTTTTTTGTTAAATTGCAACATAAAGGCCCCATGACCACAACCGGCGTCTAATATCTTACTATTGCTTTTTAATTGAATATTATCAACAATGGTTTCCATTATCTTATACTTACCGATTATTGAAGTATGCATGTATTTAAGACCACATAAAACTAATAGTAATGCCATAATGGCTGAAATTGTGTTAAACCCATTTATTAACAGCACAATCACTATAATCAATGCTGGCCCAAAGAAAAAAGCTAGTCCTATGGGTGCGTCCATTTCTTTAATACTTTTCATTAAACTCCCCTATATAACAATATTTTTCTTTCAAAGCATATCACATTGGTAATATTTCGAAAAGGTTAACAGTGCTCGGTTCTTTAAATAATTGAATTTGCTGACACTAACCGATAATTGCTGACAAGCTTCGTTGCGGCTGAAACGTTTCTCAATAATATAATCGTGTAAGATAAATTGATATTGTGGGTCATCAATTACATTGAGGGCGTCTTCGACTTCCTTTAGCTGGTAAGACAGGTCAACATGGTTTATCAGACGGCTTTCAGCACTATTTCGGCTACTATGGCTTGATATACCATCGAACGAGGGACTAGAGACCTGATTAAAAGTGGCTAGATCACGTTTTAGCTTGGAATATTGCTTTAACAAATTACGAATTTTCTTAACATCTTGGTGCATTGGAATCACACTTTCTGATTCCAGATATATGTAAAAGGACAGAGAGGGGGGCTCTCTGTCCCTTAGGGTAATAGAATACGCTTACTTCAAGTAAGTTTATCACTTCTTTTTAATTTGTCCAGTTGGAACTCTACCATTTTATTATGCAATAAGGCCACGTAATTGTTGAATCATGCTGATAACTTGGTATGGTGTTTGTTTCATATCAGTTACTCGGTTTTGGTACCAGAATTGCGTCAACAAGGACACGGCAAAATCGTACTGTTTGTAGACAGTCAGATCTTCATTCTTGCTAACAGCCGTCTGTACATAGTCTTTAGCAGCATCTAAATAGCTTTGGATCATTGGATCATCTTCAGTCACATCAATTCGTAAACTTAGTTTGATGTCGTCAACAGTTACTGACAATTAATCACTCCCTCATAAATTTAACTTTACTCTCATAAAATTATATGGTATAAATATAGAGTACTAATTGCTCGGTAGTTCAGCGGTAGAATAATTGACTGTTAATCAAGAGGTCGCTGGTTCGATCCCAGCCCGAGCAGTCTCCAAAACACATATTTATCATAAAAAGACCGTGATCTTGAAGTCACGGCCTTTTTATTACCAAGTCATAGCATAATAGATTACCTCAAGCACTTTAAAAGCAACATATGCGGCGAATACATACGTGATGATAATACCACTGTATGCAAGGATAAATGTGTTCTTCATGGAATCACTCCTAAAATTATAGCTGCACGTTCTATTAAAATATGATAAGTGTTATCATCATAATATCACTTGTTGCTTGAAATCCCACTCATTTTATCTTCCTATTTACCGGCAGTTGCGGTTCCTAACGCCACATTAACCACAGCGGTCTTATCAATTACTTCATAATCATTACGAACGATCACTGATAGTCCTTGGCTAAACTGGTCGAACTTGTCCCATTGGGCAGTTACTTGGTTACGCCGGAAGACAGCTACGGCTTGTGACAAATCACCCGCAATCATTGGGAACGTCCCGTCCGCGTTATTAACCAGCAACTTATCGCTAATCATAACAACTGGTGCCCCTAACAAAGTAAAACCACTGGGTGCCGTTGGATTCGGCTGTAATAGGTAACGACCCTCGGAATCTTTGAGTGTATCAAGGTAATTGAACCCGGATTGGTTGACTAACCACATTTTGCTTAAAGCGGGATCTAACGTCACATTGAAAATCTTTTTAAGATCATCAATACTGGTGGCCGTTGCTTTAGCAAAATTGGTTCCCGTTAGCAGACCCATAATTTGTGTATTGTCCGTATTATCAACCAGTTGTTGTAATTGCGTTTTAACTTCACTGACAATATCAACTTCGGCGTCTTCCACCACTTCATTCGATAAGGCAATCTTACCCGCTCGGGTTTTCACATCAAACGGCACTTCCGTGAACATGTTCGCGTCAACGTCGGCAATGTCCGCTAGTTCTTCCTTGGTGGCCAGTACCGCGGATTGTTGACTAGTGGCAATTGGATAAGTCCCGGAACCACTAGAAACTTGCTTAACCGTTGCATATTGGGCGAGGTTGTAATTGGATTGCTTTAATTGGAAAACGGGGGTAATCAGTTCCTTAGGAATAACGGCACTGGCACCGTCAGTCTTTAAACCGTCCCGAGTTTCCCCGTGTGTCCGGACATATTGTTCAAAAGCGGGAATACCGGTTTTGTTTTCGTTGTCATTGTCATTGGTATTAGGATCAATAATTGTTTGTTTTGCCATGTTGTTGTCAGGCTCCTTTGCTTGATTGATAAATTTTTCGTAACTACGACTTTCAATTTGAATCACTTGCTGAACACTCGACTGCCCATAACTTGGAATGGCCGTAGTCGTCAATTCGTATAAGTCTTTGATATGGTTGACCGTCCGGGTCACTTGACCACTCGCAGTATCTTGCGTCCAAGTATCATCGCCATTGTCTAAATCAAAGGTAAACGAGCACCCGCCAATCACCCCATTTTTAATATTGTTATACGTATCCATCGCATAACTCACGCTAGGGTCTAGTTCTGCCGTGAACTTTAAACCCGTATCATCAACGCTCGTGGTGAGGGTCCCATTGTCGGCCCGGGCTAATGGCTGGGCCCAATTATGGCTATTCAATAGCACTAATTTTGATAAGTCCAAGCCATCAAGGGCGGCAGGATCAATCATTTCAACAAATTCAGTGCCATCATTCGTACTCATTTTCAATGAGGGGCTATTGAACACCACGGCATAACCCGAAATAACCGGCTTGCCATCAACTTGTTGGGCTTGTGTGGCTGGTTCACCGGAATTAGACTGATCCTGATTTTCGGGTTCAGCTGGGACAGCGTCGCGTTTTTCTGCTTTCAGTTCAGCCGCCAAGGTAAATCGTTGCTTATTCTTCACTCGTATTCACTCCATTCTTTTGTAAGTTTAAGAAAATATCGCCATCATCAGTTGGTGGTAAGCCAATCTTGGACCGAGCTTCATTGCGGCTCATAATACCACCCGTATAACCCGCTACTGCTTGGGCTTGCTGGGTCTGGGGGTCAAGGCTCAATAACTTATCCGTATTAAACGTGAAGTCATGACCAAGCTTGAATGACAGCTCGCTGGTAAAGCTATCAAAGTAATGTTGCAACGTACCTTGTAGATACTGCACGCCACTTTGCTCTTGGTTAGAATGATCATTTTCAACCCCTAAGCGCTCCGGTGGTAAGCCAAAGGCTTTAGCAATTTGTCGGGTCGTCCAGTCATTCGAGTTGACCAGCTTTAACACATCGGTATTTAAGGATAAGTTACTAATATCCATGGTGTCGTCAGTCACAATCGTATTGATTGCATTGTCACCCGTATTGGCTTCATCAAATTGTTTACGAATATTGCCCTTAGCTTCTGGCCCTAAATCAGATTGATGGACTTTAATAATCGTAGTGCCATGCACGCCAGCAGTAAAAAAGCCGGTTAGCAATTTATTGCCGGCCGACTGAATCTGGCGCTCATCTTTGAGGGCGTATAAGGGACTAATTCCTGATACGCCGTCTTTGGTGAAATATTTGAAATGTAAAATGTTGTTAGGCGCGATCTGACGACTATTACCGCCAATCGGGGTATAGGTGTAGGTTAACGCCCCACTGACGTCGTCTTGCTCAACCGTCAATTGGTTATTGGCAATCAATTTCAACGTATGATTAGGCAAAATCTCGGCAAAACTATTACCATTGAGTAACAGGTTAGCCGCCAACGCATACTTGAAATGGTACCCGTCCATCTGCCTATTGGGGGTCTGATTAATCATCGTGTTAAAGATTGCCGTATCGCACATAATCGGATTGCTGGCAATATCGCTCGCAATAATATTAATTGCCGCGTAAATGTCACTATTACGCAGTACCGAGGCACTCACAAACGTATAGGGGTCATTGCTTGATAAACTAACCAAGGCGTCAGCCATCGGATCATGCGTACCGCTGGTGGTACTGCTTTTAACGAAAAAACTCATTTAATCACCTCTTTGCTTTTCATAATTAATTAGCAAGGCTAACAGAATCATTGCCATACCAGCCAATATTACCCCCACTTGCCAACTGATCCAGCAGCCAAAACCAATCACTAAGCAGATTAAACCAATCACTAAAAGAAACGTCTGAAAATAATCAGAACAGATCTGCCGCAGTCGCTGTTTTGTAGTAATCTTCTGCATGTTGTTGCGCCTCACTTTCTTGGTAATAGTCCATACCCGCTACAAACGCGTTAATTAACGCCGCAATCGGGTCAATCCGGTTACTATTACGGGCTTTGTCCAGTTGCCAGCCATTGTTTAGCACTTTCAAGATGGCGTTATTGACTGCATAAGCGAGAATCTTATTGCCGTTATGTTTAATCTTGTCATCATAAAGCTGATCGCGAAAATTACGGGTTGGAATATTCAAAGTCCTAGTCCCTTGCCGCACTTCAAACAATGGATAATTGAGTTTTTCAAACTTAGTAATCAAGGTCTGGGCATTGTACGGGTCATAAGCAATTGCCTTAATTTTCCAGTTATATTGACCGACCAGCTTTTGCACGTAGTCGAATAGCTCGTCATAATCAATCACACCACTATCAAGGCGAGTAATACTACACTCACCAGCGCGCTCCATTGACCGGTAATCAATCCCATCACGTTTAATCTTAGAATCAAGGCCGTACTTAGTGCCCACAAATGAATGACTATCACAATAAAACTGACCGTTGCCAATTGGTATCAACCAACTAACCGCGGTCAAGTCATTACTTTTTGATAAATCAATGCCAATATAGGCGTCACGATTATGTAAGTCGGGTACCTTTGCCAATTTACCAGCGGTCCAATCGTCTGCTGAAATATAACTGTCCTCGCTGGCTTGCAACCACATATTGAAGTTCTTAACCAGTACCGGAATGAGATTATTTTGTTTAATGGCAAGGTCAACGTCGGCCTGAATCTTTTCCGTCATGCGTTGTTTAACGTGTGGTTCACTGAATAACGGGTTTGCCTTGATCCAATTGGCTTGATCGTAAACTTCTTCGCGGTCGTCCAGTTCCCATATTGCCACAAAATAACGGTCAGCTTCGGTCTTACCCTTTAAAACGTCCGTCAGCATGTCATATTCGGCGTGCATTGGGACATTGAGATTAAGGCCCGAGGTGGAAATCACCGCCAGCAGGGAATTATCCTCTTGCGCCTGACCAGACTTTAAAACGTTGTACACCTTGCGGTCTTTAGCTTCGTGCCATTCATCTAAAATAACGGTAGTCCCGGCATAACCATCAAGCGTACTGGTATCACTGGCAAGGGCTAAGGCTTGCGAATCAGTTTCTAGGTCGGTAATAGCCTGTTTTTGAACCTTAATACGTTGCCGCATGTACTTCGATTGCTTGCGGACTTGCCGTAGACCACTTGATAGCATGTCATAGCCCAATTTAGCTTGTTTAAGGGCGTTGCTGACGAATAATACCTGTCGATTGCGGGCGGGCTGACGTTCTCTTAAGAGACCATTAGCGGCCATACCAGAAGCCAGATAAGTTTTCCCGTTCTTCCGTGCCATACTAATGAACGCCCGATCATAACGACGGTTGCCGGTTGATTTTTCGCGCCAACCATATAACTCACTGATAATCCATTTTTGAAAGGGTTGCATGGTGAGTTGGCTACCGTCAGTTTTCGGCATTAATTCGATAAATTTAACTGCCTGTGCCGCTTTGTCTTCATCATAGTAAAATGGAAAACTATCGTCCTTAGACCGGCTTAAATCGCGTTTAAATCGCTCACACGCCCATTTAATCTTTTGACACGCAACAACTTCACCAGATAAAACTTGGTCAACATATTCAATCATGACAACATCGCCTCGAAAGTATCTCCGGGGGTATCGTCTTTCTGTTTATTTAATTCCATGCGGGCCCGGCTTGATAGTGACATGCCTAAATCATTGGCTAAGGCTTTTAAATCTTTCATGGCTTGTGACTGCAAAGCCACGTACGGGTTCGGTTTACGTGCGCCAGTCTCTTGATTAGTTTGTACCAGCCCGTTCTTACGAATATCATTCTCGCAAGTCTGTACGGTTGCATAAGCGCGGCAATAACTGGCTAACATGGCCCGGTCAAGTTCACTAATTGGGGTATTGGCCTTTAAGTAAGGCGCTACCCGTTGCCATTCAGTTAAAGCCCGATCATGTAACCAATCTGGCGGGGTTAAATCAAGCACCGGATAATCAAATAACGCTTTTTCAGCGTCTTTACGTTGATCACGCTCATTATTGGTTAAATGTTTCTTCATACCGGCTAAGGCTTTGACTTTTTGGCTCATTTGGAGCACTCCTTTCGTTTAAATTTACGTACCAAAAAGCCCCCACGAGTTAGACCCATAGCGGCTGATTGATACATATATCCAGAATTCGTTTATTATATCTATATTATCGCACATATTTTGAAAAAGTGCAATTAATGACGTGTTTATATTTACACATCACCCCCTGACTGGTTATTTGTTCAAATTTCGCATTATTAGTAGTGATATTTCACAATCCGTTAAAATAAGCAAAAATTCAAAGTTCAAAAGGGACTTTTATAAACACAAAAGTATGCTGTCCGCTCCTTTCGGGTCACCCATAGCCCCCCCCATATCAACGTTTCTGGGCTGTCATGCTGTTTTGAATTAGTCTCGTGGCTCAAAATTCAGCCGCCAATTTGAATTGTTCACTCGACCGAAAAATTGGCGCAGTCAATTGCCAAGTTGGACAACGTAGACGCAAAATGCGGGTTGGTTAACTCGGTCGAAAATTTCGACTCAGTAGCTCGGCTGAAAGTTCAGCGCAGTATTGCGCAGATCTACTACCTAAGTTTAACTTAGGCCGTTGTGTTCACTCAGCGGAAAACTACGCTCAACTAAAAAGCGCCGCACCTTTCAGCACGACACTCATTGGTTATTTAGTTGGTTGCTCCCGCTGTTCTCTAGCCAGTCTAGTCTTCCGGTTATGATGTCGGTAACATAATGGTTGTAGGTTACTTTCATCTAAGCGACGTGACCAATCGTCCTTTATTTCGATAACGTGATCGACCACATCGGCTTTACGTATCACGCCATCTTGGTAGCACTGTACACATACCGGATTGCTTTCAAGGAATCGCCGTGACAACTTACGCCATGCTGACGACTTGTAGAACTGTTGGTACTTACTCTCGTCTGAATCGTACATACGTTTATGATACCGCCACTTGTTAGTGGCCTTGCGGTGCTTCTCGCAGTATCGTACATCATAGGCAACCAGTGTCCGACAACCTGGGTGCTCACATTGCTTCATTGGCTTAGCCATGACCGTTGACCTTGGTTAGTGTTACTACGTCATAAGCATTCAGCTCGCTATCAGCACTAACCCCAGCAACACGATACGTAACCCCGTCTAACATTGCTTCCAAGGTCGTCGTGATCCGATCGTCATGGCGCACCGCAATTAGCTGGTTGGTCGTTGCAGTCGTACCAGTAAGGCTAATCGTGTTGCTGATGGTCAACGTATACTCGCCGCACCAGACAGTGAACAGCGGTACGAACTGTTGCTTGGTAGTTCCATTTATCAGGTTCTCAACTGACTTGATGGTGCCAAACTGTACCCGCTTATTTAGTCGGCTTAGATTATAGTTCTTCATCGTCATCACCAGTCCTATAAACCAATGCTTCACAATAGATCATTTTCGAATCGCTCACCTTAATAAAATCAAAGCCAGTTTCTATTAACTCATCGTCAATATCTTGTGCTTTGTCAACTTCCCGAACTCTTGAAGAAAGTTCAGCAACATTATCAGCATGTACCATCTTAATCTTCAT